ATCGGACATGCCGCCCCCATTATTTTTGACATTAAAAAACCCTAATCTAATTAAAGATCAGGGTTGATGGAGGTTTGTTGGGTAGTAAAAGTCATTTAACTTTTATCACTACTCAGCAATGCTTCAGCTGTACTCTTACCAGCAGCACCTAAGACAAAACCAAATAGCTCAGGGTACTTGCCATTAGCAAGAAATAAGCTTGCTGGCTCAGCAAAGACCACACATAAAATGAAGCCAGCAAAGAATCCTATCCAGCGATCCCGAGCCGGCTCCTTACTTAATAGAAAGCCAAAAGTTGCACCCAGCACACCCGTAAAAAGGATGTGTGAATGGTTCTTTATGCTTTCCAATACTTGACTAAGAAAGTCCATATACATCCCCTTTAGCCATACACCCCCCTATAAAATTGGCATTAAAAAAGAGCCTTTCGGCTCTGGTGGTGGATCAGTTGTGTAATCGGACATGCCGCCCCCATTATTTTTGACATTAAAAAACCCTAATCTAATTAAAGATCAGGGTTGATGGTTTGTTGATTAATCAAGCATAGACTTCACAGACCAGCGCTCCACAATCCACACCCACACCTTTAACTCGCCCTTGATGATGATATGGCGTGCCAAGCCAAGTCATGGCTTCAGCAACGGCTTCGAGGTTTTTCATTACAAATCTCTCAGAAATGCAGACATTTTTTTAGCAATCCTCTCCATAGCTAGAGCACTTGGATGCAAGCCGTCTGGTGCTGTTCCGCTTACATTGCTCGTCATAATATTGATATTTTTTTCATTGATCCCTGACTGCTTATACAGATCAAGATATGGGATTGAATAATATTCACAGACTTCACGTACAGCTTGACAATACTGCTCTAACCTAAATCCTTTCGCATTTGGAGAACGCATCCCCATGCCGCTTGAAACAGGTGGTGTGATGATGAAAGCAATTTTCGCAAGCGGATATTTTGTTATGAGCCCTTCAATAATCGTTTTTAGTGCACCGTAAACTGTATCAATAGATGTGTCACCCATAATTCCTAGCACTGTACCTGTGTTAGAACCATAGCTATAACCAAAATCATTTACGCCACCCCACACTGTGATCAAATCTGCTGTTGCATCCATGCCTTCATAACGAACAGACATAGCTGTTGTGTCTGATGTTGTCTTTCTAGCAAGTGTTGTACCGCCAACACCAAAGTTCACATATGATGCTAAACCCAATTCAGATACAACATGAGGCTGATACCAGCCACGTGCTGTGATACTGTCCCCTAGCGTGAGCCATTTTTTTCCGAGCCATTGGCTTGCAGCACCACCACTTCCAACTAAAGCGAGTGTTTCGATAGACAAATGACTAGGTTTAATGATCTGATCACTTATATCAATTGAATTTCTTACAAAAGCACCTTCAAGGCTCGTTAGTTTTATCCAATTTATGTTAGGTAAATTATTAATCTCAGCACCATTATTCGATTGCTTAGTTGTGAATTTTACATATCCTGCTTGTGTTACAGTTATTTCAGCAGTTGACCAAGTGCCTGTTGAAGAAATAAAGTCTTGATTTTCGTCATACCAGAATGGGCAATATAAATATTGTGAGTTGGTTAACATAAATTTATCGCCAACATTAACTTTTATGAAGTCAGTACGATGAACATTTGTTGAAGTGACCCCGCCATTTAAGCCCGTCAAAGAGTCAATATTTCCTACAAACTTTTCGAACTCATTTACTTCTATATTTCTGCTAATTAAGCGTTCTGAAATATCATCAGATAAGTGATTTGTGGAAATTAATTTATCTGCAATATGTTTTCTTTGCTTCACGAAAGTTACGTCATTTGATTGGATAACAGCCCAATCACATACAGTCTGATTAATTAATCCAGTATCAACACGTTTAAATGCGAGTCGTACAAAACCTTTTTGAGCAGCTGTAAATTTTGAAGATGTGGTCAGCCAATTGTTTGGTGATGATATAAATACTTTGTTTTCATCATAAAAAGCATGATTGTAGAGATAATCATTGCTTCGTAGTTCGATAACATCGCCAGCATTAACGCTAATATAATCTGTTCTTTTGTGTGTATCTGTACTTGTATTTGCGTCAAGACCACCTGATTGAATATATCCGCGAACTAATCCAAAATTACTCAACTCACCTGTAAGTTGATCGTAATTGATTAGTGCGGTGTGAACATACGTTTTTGCCTGCGTCAATGGATCATAAGCACTTTTTGTCAGTGTTGTGCCGTTCCATTGATATGTGCCATTTTTGGTTGGGTCGGGATCATTTGTTACATCAACCACTGTATTTGCAGTTAATGTGGATTGATCTGCTTGAGCTAAGGCAAGAGTTGTGTATGCTTTACGACCACCAGCAAATGATGAGAATGTATCATTAACATAGTCTAGGTCAGCTTTTGGACTAATTAAATTATTAACTTCTTCTTGCGTATATGTTTGATCTTTTGGATAAACATCTGATGCACCCACTTTAAGACCTAATTGCTCGTCGAGATATTGACGTTCTTCTGCAAACTGATCTGCAATTTCCTCAAGATGCGCTTGAATGCTTTTTCCATCACGCGCAAATACCACACCTGCGATGACACCCGCAAATACATTGGGATCAGTAGCAGAGTAAAGCGTATCTGCATAACCTTTTAATGCATCAAATATCTGCTTTTCGCGCACCTGTGCCAGTTCGTCATAATTAAAATCATGAGTGCGGCGCCATTCAATTTCCTGCTTCAGACGTGCGAGAATTTTTGCATCTACCAGATTAGATTCTTGTAGTACCAGCCAGATTTTATCCAGGTCAAAGTTAATAGTTTCTGGTCGGAATGAATTGTCATAACTTTTAAAGTTAGTCTCGCGATCCAACTGAGTATCACGGGTTAATTCAACCAGATCACCTTCGTTTGGTGGCGTACTGAAAACCACAGAATCTCCAACGATGCTATACGCACCTACTAGTGGAATTTCTTTATTCACCATGACGACCAAATCCTTTGGATCTGGTAGATAGAACGTGATCTCAAATGAGTTATTTGAACCCGTTGCTCGATATTCCTTGTATGGAACTTGTTCAGGTACAGACATAATGCCCCCTAATTTTCAAAGTCTAGAGTGGCTTCAATTACGCCACCGCTTGTTCTCCAATTAGGGCCTTCATTGACCTCATTATTTCTGTGTATTTTGCCTACGCGTTCCGGCTGGTCTACGATTGCACCTGCTGCTGAGTCCATGTAATCGTCTGGTTGATTGGCTACGGCTGGATTCCACTCACGCATCTGTTTCGCTGCTGGTGCGTCTTCTTCGCTGCCATCTGGATTGGCGACAACAAGTACAGAAATATGTGCCCAAAGTAGACCAGACATAAGTGGCCCTTCAAAACTTTCAAGAATGCGCTTATTCTTATTCTGTGATGCATGCCGTTCTTCTACACCACAACGAAGTTTTCGCTTCTTCAGTGCGGCTTTAAGTGATGAACCGGCAAAGCCACCAATACCATTGGTCTCAATCACAATCTTCGGAATATGAAATTCCTCAATCAGATCGCAAAGCTGCCATACCTGACCGCCAATAATTTCACCATTTTCATTGGTAATAATATCGGGACCAGTCAAGGCAATGGATCTGTGCCAGTACTTGTTCCCCAGGTCGTCATGCAGCACCAATGCAGTGGATGAAATATCCGATTTAAGTTTTCCGGATGATGGGTCCCACTTAGCAGACATGCCGACAATACGGCGTTCACCCAGCATCATGAAGTATTCACCATTGGCGCGTTTAAGCACTGGTTCACAGTCATAGGCCAGAATTTTGTCTGGATCAAGACGCACATCACCAATAGGTTTGGCATGCATCTGATATTGCGAATCCCACTCATTCAGGGTTTTACATTCTTCGCGCCGGAACTCCATTTCTTCCGGTGTAAATCGTTCTTCCCAAAGACCTTCAGAATAAAAATCGACAACATAATTTGATTCAAGGAATGTAATTTCCCAGACATTTTTTAGCTTTCGACATTCATAGTGTTCACCTTTATGCAGGTACTTTGCACCAACGCCGATGCCAGAGAAGCCGTGAACAGGATTAAAATCAAGTAAAACCTTCTGGCCTTTCTGCGTATCCTCAAAACGTTTTTCATGTTCAAACATTTTGAGGATTAATTTATCTACCTTTCTTTGCTTTTTGATCTTTTCATAGAGGGAATCATGGGTGTGCGGTGTGCCGATCCAAAGCTTTTTTGCACCTGGTATGGCAATGTGTGTCTGCTCAGATAGTTTTTTCGGTAGCTTTTCACGTTGCTCCGGATTTGCTGTAGTCTGCGGTGTCTCAACGTCATCATTTTGAATGAAGTGCGCACGGTGACCAGTTACACCAGACAGAATCCCTTTGGCCAACATGGTGCCGTATCGAACATCTAACGTGCCATTTACAAACCAGCGTTCAATCTCACCCTGACGGATACTGACATTGTGATTATCAATACACAGTGGATGCTTTTCTAGTACATCACGTGTACCCTTTGAACACTTATATGCATCTGAATCAGTTGTTCCTTGGTGCAGAATTTGTGTGTGTGGCCAGCAGTAAATTACCCAGGCGTTAAACACGTCCAGAATGCTTGATTTGGAATGCCCACGCGGAAGCATAAGCAAGCCTGTACGACCCTTAAGATAGAATGCCTCAAGGAAAATACAGACCTGAACATGGAATAGCGGAACCTTCCAGCCTTGCAGCTCAGCCCAAAGCAGAAAGAACGCTAAGAATGAAATCTTTGGTTTGGTCATTAGCTAAGGCGTTGTTTAAGTTTTGCGGCTGCTTCTTCGGCTTTTTTAATCAGTTGCTGTTCGTATTTCTCCTGTGTTGCTGCTGTTGCGCTAATTGGTGGAACCTTGCCAGATTTCACATCAAGTACACGTTGCAGGGTCGCCATAACGCCAGCCTGATTTTTGACGATGCCATACAAAAAAGATTTATCCCCACGGCCTACTTTTGTTTTGATATCAGTATCAATAGCAGCTTCCGCAGTACTTACCATGTCGTCTGCAATTTCTTCTGAAAGTAATTTGATTCGTTCTACTTGGTCATCACGCATAAAAAAATCCCCCGTATATAAGCCATATATACAGGGGGCTTGATTGGGCTTAATTGGGTGTCCTACTTACTCCACGACACGATCAAAATCAGGCATCTGAATATCACCAACATCATCACCCCAGAAGCGCGTCCGGTCGTGCTCACGCTCTGCTTTCCGCAATAATTTTTCACGATAACCCGGTGCAATCATGTCCTGCATTTCATCAAAGACTAGGCGATTAGTCGCGGCTTTGGTGTACCATAAGTTTTGCGCAGGGATCTTGTTCTTGAGTAAGCGGAATGCTTCATTTGCTGCATTGGTGTCCTTGTCATCGTAGTACTGCGTCAGGTTGCCTACAGTCAAACCGAGCACAGCTTTAACGTCTGATCCCAATGGACCTACCATAAAGTCCGAGGTACTACGCCCTGAAGTATCCGTACCCGCCACCAGAATATCACCAAGGATGGATAAGCCACCGCCTTGAACTGCTGAACGTGTCCAGAAATTCATTGTCTTTTGCGGATCATCACTATCCCACATAGTTGAAGGATCGTTACCGTTGGCCAACTCTTTAAGCTGTACAGCCAGTGCGCCAAGTAGTGTGGTCATGGCAAATAATGAAACACCATAAGCCGCTTTTCCTTTCACACCATCCTGTGCCATTGCGCGTGATCCATGGCGCATCAAGAATGCTGCTGGGAATGATTTAAATTGAAGCATGGATTTGACCAGCTCACCCATACCTGTGCCTTTTCGTTGCCCTGCACTCATCCAAGTACGTTCACGCAATCCAGCTTCAACCACGGCCATTCCCTGTTCATCCAGTAAGTGTTCCTGAAATTGTGTGGCCACTTCGTCACGCACCTTTTGTGGGTCGCCAAACCTAGTTAAATCACTATCTGGAATTTCATAGATAGAACGTGCAGACATTAACTGGTTGCCCTTACGATCCATCACCGGATCAGCCAGGCGCATGACTTCCCAAGCACGTTCATTTAGTCCGGTTTTTTCCATAAGCTCCCGATCCATTGCGTCCAGATCGGCCCATGCTTTAGAGCGGGTCAAAGTGCCGTATTTATGCATAAGCATCTTGGTAAAACCAACTTTTGACGCTGCTGTCAGTGCATTTAGGCCAGAAACACGCATAACCTGTGAAGCAATACCACTGGATACCCGAGCCAGTTTCTGTGACTTGCCATGCACTGAGGTCAATCCATCATCTGACCAACGAGCAATACTGCCGAGCATTTCATCCGTGGCCAGACCTAAGCTGTGTGCCAGCTCCCGATCTTCTTTATTTGCCGGATTAAGCTGTGAAATCAGCTCACCAAAAGTTTTACGGTAAGCAATGCCATGGATCGATGCGGTCTTTGCAATCATAGCCTGATCGGTGACGGATGAAATTGTGGTACCACCCAGCATGGATGCCACGTTCATAGAACGGTATGCCAGACCTAAATTCGCCAGCACTTCGGATTGTGGTGTATTCTGCCCTGAGAACTCATCAAACATGGTCTGTGCACGTTTACGGCTCTTGCCTGTATCGTTTGCATCAATGCCTTTTTGCCAGTCCTTTTGCTCTGCTGCATCCATCAATATGCGCATGGCATTTTTAGGACTACTGCCAAGATTTTCCACCATAGCAATATCTTTAGATAAGCCATTAATATGCGCTTCCACCAGGTCTACAAACGGCATGCCACCGAACTCAGCCTGATATTCCATCCACGATTTAGCATCTTTAAAATGCAATACCCGGCTTTCAGAATGACGACTGGTAACTTTAGAATTACCGCCAAAGGACTGACGGCCAATTTCAGTTTTATTGGCACCGTTGCTGCTCAATGTGTCAAATGAATATTCAAGCAGCTCACGGATCTCTTGCTGTGAATAGTACGTGCCATCCTCATGCACATATTTTGAAGTGTCAATTAAGCCTTCTGCCTTTTGAACCCATGCCTGTTTGCCGGCTAATACAATCTTTTCTAAGCTATGTGTCTGCGGCAATCCCCAATCATCCAGCTTGCCAATATCACCGCCGGCACGGTTAAAGCGTTCGCGCATGCCTTCAAAGACTTCGCCCATCTTGTCGCTGATCTTCTTGGCCAATGGGTCGCCAGTGCTGTCATTGAATCGTTCACGGACAATTTTCTGCACCAGTTCTGCATCGGTAAAGACACCTAGAGCACCTTTCACATTGGTATAGAAGTCCACCAGCTCACCACGGTAAATGGCTGCAATCGCGCGGGATTTAGAATCAATTGACTGAACACCCGACATATCACCATGCGCTGCAACCATGCGATCCACCACTTCACTGGCTGATAGTGTCGGATGATCCAGCAAGGCAAGGTTTTTGTTCTGAGTGAGAATGTCACGCGCTGCAATGGCATGCTTTCGTTTTAATTGCGCCTGAATATCTTCTGCGACAAATTCACCGGCTTTCACCAATTTTTCAGCATCGGATAAATTGCGCCAGTTCTGAATATCCTGCTTGGCCAAAGACTTCATTGCATCTTTAATGCGGTTTTCAATGTCGGTTGCTTCTTGCTGGTTTAGTGTGGCCTTGCCGAGTGCTTTTGCTACGGCGGCCTTGCATTGTTCTTTCATAATAAAAATGCCCAGATAATTTCTATCATCTGAGCATCTTTTAGAATTGGGTTTGTTGGGTAAAAGAAAATATTTATTAATAAAATACTTCACTTAAAATTTTCTCAACAAACTTTTTAACACCCTCTTTATCTGTATTCTGCGGAAATTCATCATGCTTAAAAGTATAAGATTTTCTAACAGCACCACTAAAGTTAGTAAAAACAGCTCCCTCGTGATTAATAGTTATTTTAACTGAATTATCAAATTCCTCAGCTTCCCGAATCTGCATTAAAATATCTGCGATTAATGAGGCACCATTTGATAATAAATCGGGGTTTTTTTCATAAAAATTATGAACTAAAACTCCTGCAAAGTTTCTTATCGCATGGTCTTTTGTTTGAGTGTTTGAGTGTGTTTTTATGCTTACGCTATTTTGCAACATTACTTCACCTATAAATTAATTGATATGCCTAATATAAACAAACCAAAATTATAATAGCAACAAATATTTTCAATAAGTATATGATTTATAATGTTAATATTCTATTATAACCCTTATAAATCCAAGATAAATAAAAAGAAAAACTCACCATTTGGTGAGCTTTTTTTTACTAAGCACCAAACTGTAAAGCACAACTAATGGCAGTCTGTGCGGCCAAAGTATCTTCTTGTGCCTGACGTGCTTCGGCTTCCAGTTCATCCAGTCGTTCACGCAAAGACATGGTAATTTCTTCCATCTCACCATCCGGTCGCATACGACTGACAGAAATCTGCTGATCCGGATTCTGCATGATGATATCTAAAGCAGCTGATTCTTCTGGCCCATCACCAAACAATGAACCTTGTCGCGGATCTCCCATGGCATCAATTTCATCAATCCTGGATTGAATATTCTCACCAATGGCTTTTGTACTACGCTTGTTCTGGTCAAAGACATTCAGGAAGTCACGCGCACCAGGTGAAAGTCCATCATCGATAAGCTGACCTTGATTTAAATAATCCGGTACGGTCTGGCCATTGGCTTTCAGATCACTGAGCTTTTGCGCTGCCTGTGCCAAGTCTTTGGCCAAAGTATTTTTATGGCGACCACCTTGCTTCACCAGACTGTCCAGTTGTGCCAATTGTGGTGCAGCACGTAACAAGGCATTCAATACAGTCTTGCTGTCATCGTCCAGATTCTCAGCCATACGGCCAATCAATGATGAATCCTCATAGGTGCGCTGCATCATTGCAGATTCAATACGGCGTTTCCCTTCCTGGCTTAATCGTCCGTCACCGGTAATCACTGTGCCCTGTTCTGACTTTGGCAATGACCCCACAAAGCCGCGTACAAAGTCCATAGATCCATCTAAATTAATTGAGCCATCATTATTGATCTTCAACAAAGAAGCATCAGGCAGACGATCTGAGTCACTCACAGCACGTTCTGTAGCGGAGTACTGCGCAACGTCCGATTCATTGGCTAGTTTTGCGAATTGCGTACGGTCGGTATCAGTTAAACGTGTCCGGACTAAAACAGGATTATTGATCCCGGCAATATCAATGCCGCGTTCAGATGCGTACTGTTCCAGAAAGGCCCGATATTCTTCAGCACGGCCCGACTCATAAGCTTTTGCAATGGCCAGTGTACGACCGTTGCCAGACTCAACCACATTATCCATGCCGATAATGGGAGCGCCATTAGATAACATGTTTGACTCACCTAACCATTCAGGCTTCAAGTTCTCAGCCATACGTTCAATCTGCTGGCGTGACGCTTCCCGGGTACGGTCACGCGGTTGTAGTTCAGATGGATAAAGTGGATTTACCCCATAGGCCAGATCATTTGATGCAATTAGGTCGCCAAGTGATTTAATTTCATCAGCAAACTGATAAGTACTACCATCCATGCCGGTTGCAGTGGAAATATTATTACCAGTGTAATTTTTATATTTACCAGTACCGATAAAATCCTTTACACGATTGACGTAATTAATGGTTTCTTGCGCCTTGGGTTTACCATTTTTCTGCATGGCTTTACCATTTACAAAGCCACCATTGTAGTGAGCAGCCAATACCAAAGGGTCTTTGGTTTTATACTGCTGTGACATCTCCCGAACAAGATACAGCGCCATTTCAGTAGCGTGTTCAGGGTTATTAACATCCCATTTCTTTTTATAGTTTCGCTCAAGCCCAGCCTTGGTATCTGGCATGATCTGCATGATTGATTGCGCACCCACCGGTGATACTTGCCAGTTATGAGACTTTTCACCTGCCCGGCGAATTGAAAGCAATAGCGGTACCGCCCAATCCATATCCATTTCTTTGGCTTTTGAATGCAACATGGAATCCAGGCGCGGATCATCATAACGAATCTTACTGTATTCACTTGGTGCAATACGTACAGGCTTCTGCTTTTCCTCACCCTTCACCGGATGCACCACGTTTACCGGCCGACCCATACGGATTGCTTCAACTGAAGAATCCAAGTTTTTTAAATGGTTGTTGTGTTGGATCGGATCGGCTGGCTTTACTGGGGCTAATGTCTCCTCAAACTCCATTTCATTAAGCAATAGGGTTGCCCGTCGTAAGTCGTTTAATGTCTCTAAATGTTCTGGGGTGGCATCTGACACATTGAGAAAACGCGAAGCACCACGCGCAGCACCGAAGAAAGCCATATTAATTAGCACATCAGTAGCGATGCTTTCGCCTGTGATTTCGTACTTTTTTGCCTGCTTGTCGTAGCCTTCCGATTTAAGGATGCCACCTGATGCTGCCTGTCCACCAATAGATATACCTGAAGCCAAGCCTGTGGATACGATGCCATCCCGAATAAGCCCACTATATCCTTTCCACCCAAAAGACGCTGGAAGGATGGTAGAAACACCTGTAACAGCCGCATCCACGCCTGCAACCTTCATTGCTGTGTCTGAGTCAACACCCTTATGCACAAGGTTTTCATAACTGTAAACGCCTTCTGATGCACCTGCAGATGCTGCCGCACCAACCGGACCAGCAACCAATCCACCACCAATAGCTCGGGTCAGTACATCTGATGCACTGAACAGAAAATTACCAACGGCGCCGGAGTTCTCTGCATCCTGAAGCTGCTCGACTTCCATGACCAGTTGTGCGCGACGGTCTTTATTCTTCGCTTCATGAACGTCTGCGAATGATGGCTCACGCACATCTAAAGGACCTTCAAGCCCACCATCTAAAGTATCTTTAATACTATATTCCAGATGGTCTTTAACTCGTTCAAATGGCTTTGCAACTGTGTCTGCTAGCTTTACACCACCAGCCACAATACCGCGAGGGATGGCACTAGGCGCACCATCAAACAGACCGACTTCCTTTTTCTTCTCAGCTTGGACTAAACCAGTTTTCTGGAATGAGTCTTTCTCAGAGGCTGTGCTTTGATCATCAAGTTCGACGTCCCAAATGCTCATCGTGTCACTCCGTCAAAAATAATGAATTGAGTCTTCTTGCCATCCTTGCTGTGCAGAGGTAGGCCGCGCTCATTCAATAGGTTATACATTACTGTATTTGTATTCCGGTCAATACGTGGCGCTAGGCGTAAATCTTTGAGTTCTGCAACGGTATAGCCAGACATTTTAGAAAGCCCTGCATAACCTTTTTCAAGATGTGCTTCAAATCGATCATCTCGCATACCGTAAGGTTTTGGTACCTTCCAGCTTTTAAATGATCCACCGCCGCTGGTTTTGAATGAACCAAACCATGAGTCAGGCTCTTGCACATACACGCCACCAGTCGCAAGTTCAAATGCCTTGTTCATTGCGGTAGCATCAGAAATGTCATCTTTCTTACTATGCTGAATTCCATCCCTGTTAGCGACAACTGCATAGGCATATTTAAACTGAAGCAGATCATCAGCAAATGCGCCGTAGTTGCTTAAGTTGCCATAACGTGCCCGGAATGTTGTTTCAAGGTCAGATGGAAGGACAAAACCGCCTTTATCAACAAGATATTTTCCATTTATTAAGGTGCTAGCCAGATCATCGTTATTGATCTTTTTACTCTTAGCCTTAGCAATTCCGGCCAAAAGATAAGTTTTATCTGCGCCACCAATCTGAGTTAAAGTGGCCTTCCAGATCTTCTCCCCGTTCGGTACGCCTTTTGATTGGTTGATCAGCTCTCCAATAAAATCCAGTTTGTCATTCACAGACTTCGCTTCAAATGCCTGTTTAGCTTCTGGCAGGTCTTCTGCAGCAATAGGTTTCACCACAATGTTTGGATCTTTAAGCGCCAACTGACTCACGCCGTTATCAATCGCTTTCGCAGCAAATGATTTTGGATTGGCTTTTAGTTCACCAGCATTCAGGCTATGTGTCTCTAAACCTGCTTCGCGGACGGCTTGATTTGGGTTGTTTTTATTGGTCTCCATTTTTGACTTATGAATAGACTCGTACACACCTAAAATCTTTTCCTCAGTCGCTGGATCTGCTGATTTGTTGTTGGCCATAGCTGCTTTCTGTTGATTGATACGTTTCAGCTGCTCAGGTGTCGACAACTTGGAAAAGCTTTGAAAGTTATTAGACTGTGATTTGTAGAAGTTATATTCGGCCTCATGTTCAGTACCGACCACTGCACCGCCTACACTTGCCAGATAATCATCATCTAAAGCACGACCAGTCAGCACCTGAGATTTAAAATCATTCAGAACTTTGCCGGCTAATTGCAGACGTTTATTTTCTTCGACTTCAACCTGCTTATTGATTGCATCGATCCGGCTGAGTGCCTGCGCTTTCTTCTGCTGTACTTGTGGGCCATCGATATAACCAAAACCACCGTTATCCATTTCAGTGACAAGCTGCTGCAGGCTGGCCGTGTCCTTATTTTCAATGGCACTGGTGATACGTCCGTCAATATCTTGCAAATCACGTGCGCCTTGGTATTTATAAATCAGCGCCTGTTTTTGTGCTTCTGGGATATTTAAGCTTTGAATATTGGATTTGACGTATTCCGCACCGGCTTCACGATCCATACGCGTACCGATCTCAAGATAACGATCAGCCAGCACTTCGCCTTTTTTGTTATCAGCACTCAGCTGCAACGGCAGGAATGCAGTGGCATTACGGCTCACATTGCTAGACCAGTGCTGACTTAATGCCTGGTGTGCATGCCCGGGCAGCTCACCTTCCATATCTTTGAAACGCTTTTCAGACCATTGCTGTAATGTTTTATTGGCCGTATCAGCATTCATTGCGCCGTTGGCTACATCGTTTTTAAGCAACGTTACCTGCTCTGATAGCTCTGTAGTCAGCACATCATCCAGCTTGACCTTGGCTTCTTTCTCTGCTAGATCATTGTGATAAAGCTCTGCACGTTTGGCAGATACATCGGCTTCATCGGATTTTCGTCTGCGTTCATCAATAACGCCACCAATGGTTTCTCCAATTTTCGAAAGACCAGTCATTGGAGTGTGTTGCTGCATAACAGGCCGGGATGTATTGCGACCTTGAGATTTTGGAATTAACGCCATTACTTCCACCCTCCTTTTGGTGTTGCCGCACCGATGAAGTCAGAAGCTGCCTGCATTGCATAATTATTACGCTGCATTTTTCCCTGAATACGAACTTGCTTGGCCTGATGTCCAGCATCTGAAATATTGATTGATGCGTTATAGGCTGCATCAGAAATATGCTCATCCTGAAGCATTGCTGCTGCACCTACATCAACATTCACACCATTTTCCGCAGCCTGTGCACGTGCTGTTGAAGCATTGCTTTTGCCTTGCCGCTTCATCTTTTCGGCTTCTGCACGTGCGACTGAATTGATAGTTTTGGCATTACCTTTGGACACAGCATCTGCCATTTGAGCATTTGCCATGTTTTGAACGCCTTGCATGATTCCGCCTGGATTGCACATGATTAGACCTCCATTTCCAGCACATAGCCGACCAGTTCAAAGCCTAATGATTCATATAGACTTACAGTACGATCCGCATGAATACCGGTGATGGTGCCGACCTGAATACGGTCAGCCTTATTCATAGCCGCCCATACTTTGAATGTTTCAATCAGGTCACTGGCTGCACCTGATTTACGATATTCAGGCAGGACATAAAGCCCCTGTTCAAAGGCGACGATCTGACCAGTACGCCAGTCTGTATCTAATGCGCCAATTAATGTGCCGACCGGATTCGAGTATTCATCTGTTACTATCAAGATTGATCTGTGTTTATCAATCAGATAAGCAAATACATTTCTAGCCCGCTTTTCATCAAAGCCCTGTTTTTTAAAGCGTGGTGATTCATTGGTCAGACGCTTGCCCCAGTCAACAAGCGTGTCTAAATCTTTTAGTGTTGCTGCACGTACAAGCATCTTTATCTCTCATTCATTGATACCAACATAGCTACACTTTGGACGTGGAAAGGCAGCGATTTGTTGTGTGTTATTTTTAATTCCATTTCGTGCAAGGTCGACCAGCCATTCATGCTGACACTGACAGGCCCTGTATAGGTCAGGTTCTGGAATGCAGACTGGTTAAATGACTTGTGTTCCAGATCGTACTGGTTGCACTGGCCACCAATTGAATTACGCACATATAAAACCGTTTCATGCGCCTGGATCTTATGGAGCATTGCAGTATTGGGAACTTGGCTGTGATCCGGTGGCAGAAACTCAACTTCCATATTGAACGGCTGGCCAGCAAACCATGTGCCGGATGTTGGCTGATTGTCATCGTAGAAATAGCCATCTGCATTCTGGAATCGATACTGTGTGCTGTTATGCAGGCTTCTATTTGCCAATGCGCCGTTATGCGCAATCTCACAATCCATGAATGATGTTTCGTCCAGCTGCTCAAGCACCACGGATGATTTACGCGTAACCAGCATGAAACACAGATCATTGCCGGCTGCTTGAGGTAAAGCACAGATTGAGCGAACAGCTCCACCAAAGTCATGCTGTGCCCAGGCATTCATTTCCTGATCACGGTTTAAAGTAATACTGGCCACCTTGCCATCATTAAGCACCATCCACACCAGGCTATACGGCGTTTGCTGGTAGGTCAGTTCTTTGATACCGCCATGATCCTCTGCAATGTGTGGTGCAATAGCTGATAGTTCCGGACTGACCAGACCATCCACCTCATAGCGATAGGACAAAGCACGCAAGCGGTTACCACCGCGCTGTACGAATAACAGCTCATTACCGACCAGACATGGACGTACGTTGGACTGTGCCCCGTAGGTTGTGTGCTGTTCGATCTGTGCTGATGCTGGTGTAAATGCACCGGCTGAACTGATCAGGAACTCAGATCCACCAGTAAGTGCAACCACACCACCACGCTGTGCCAGGTGCAAAATGTTGTCTGCCTGTGCAGATGATGAAGCCATACTAAATGCGCTGGCATCGTCCGTTGCTTCCAAGAAATCCCCATCATTCCCGATTGCACTGACCCATAACTGGTTCGGGTTGTTTTTGGTATTGGCGAAGACCAGACGCTGTTTAAAGAATGTCACTGTGGATGGATAACCGGTAGCTGCTGTAAATGCCGCAGTATTTAAGGTCCATGATTTGGCAATAGCTTGAACGTCTGCATTCAGTTTTACTAACACCTCACCTGAGACCACTGTACCCGATGTGATTGTAGTAATACGGACTTGGCCACCGTTGATATTTACGATTGCGCCAATGTGAGAGGCATTAAAGACTGGAATGTCATACCAGGCGACTTCCTGCCACTTATCATTCAGATCCGTCGGCTCGGATGCAGAGTTGTCTGCGACCGCTTCCCATGTTTTAAGCAGATGAATAACACGCTCACCAATGATGTAGTTTTCAGTGTTCTTCCAGTTTGGATATGATGAAGCGGTTAAGGTAATCGTTTTACCCACATCCGTACCGTTTGGCTTTAATGCCACGTTCGGTGTGGTATTGATCTCGTCCACCGGTGCTGTGACAAAGGTAAATTGATCAAAGTTCCAGTTATCAAAATCCTTACTACAGACCAGACGATGCACCGGATGATCACCCTGAACAAAGAACATGCGATAGCGTGAGTGTGCCACCTGGATCTGTGCAACTTTGGCCGCTGTGTTATACGGCGTACTTCCTGTATGGACTACAGATTGCGTTAAAGGGTCATACACCTGCAGTGTATTAATGCCCAAGATCAATAGAAATGGATTATCCGAGTTCGGTACAAATGGAATCAGGCGCAATGCACCAGCGAAGATGCCCCGATATTTAGTACCCGGACGTTTCTTTGCACCACCCTCTACCAGTGGGATTGCATTAAGCAGTTTTTTAGCGCCGTTGGCATATTGCTGCACATCAGTTCGGGTATGCAGTAGCGGTGATAGCTCACCACTGGACAGATTATTTTTAAGTAGCCATTGCTTCATTAATAGCGACTCCCGATATAGCGTGATTCCTCGTAAACAATATCTTCAGAAGGTCGTTCTTGTGCATTGATCGTACGTGCACGCTTGATCAGATCGCGGTACTGCGCTTCTGCCGATTGCCCTGCTGCATCGCTACCGGTATTCGGTTTGCATAGCTTTGCGGCCATTTTGAGTGACATGGCTTCCACAAGCATTGAATCCCAAGAATCTTCGTTATCGTTGTCAAAAACATATTCAAGGTTGATCTGCTGCTGATTGGCCAGAATGTAGCGATTCTCTACTTCATATTTTTCTGTATTGGCGCTGATGATCCGGATGAAGTCACGCGGCAATGGGAAAGAATGGGTGTAACCAAAGGCTGGATATGTGGTGACCGGTGCAAGAATGGTACGTTTTTTTGCACATGACCAAGGATGATCACGCAGGATGGATTTCCGCACCTGGTCATAGATACTACGGCAACGTTCAGCACGTGCCGTGTTCTCATCAAATGAAGCAATATTCTGATCACCGATCAGACTTAAAGCATGATTGACGATGGATGTTCTGGTTGTAATAGACATAAAAAAGCCCTCAAGTTTTAATGATCTTGAAGGCTTCTTTGATTAGGTTTGTTGGGTATAAAAAAGACCCGACACCCCATGCCCAAGATGTCGAGCCAAAGCCCCTTTAATTAAGCCGGTGTGTAGTCAATCGCCACGACTTTCTTCTCATTGGCACGACCAGCGCCAAATGAATGAACACCACCAACCTGTTTTACGTTCTTCTTATCCGGACGAGTCGAGATATCGAAGCTAGTAATATCTGCATCACCGAAATGAACGGCAGACTTACAGTACATTGCTAAACGCTTGGTTCCAGCTGTAGCGCCTTGACCTACTTTTTCATAAGCAACCCAAGTCACACCCAACCACTTGTGACCGACTGCACCGTTCTGCAACATCTGAACGTTGACGTGATCCGAGTTGGTCAGCACGGTGTCGTTCAAGAATGCGTTAAGAACATCCGATGTGTACGTGATAAAGATTTCTTCACCGTTCTGCTCATCACATTCGTTCGCACGGAATAATGATTTTGCTTTGGTGATTTGCTGCTTCAGCGTACCGAAAGCCGGTGCGATGATTTGACCTGCTGGTAGGTTCACCGTGGAAACAGTTGCTGTACCGGCATCGTCTACTACTTTGCGAGTCACTGGACCAACAAGCGCTGTATAAATAATGTCGTCAATCTTGCGTTCACGTGCGCTGATCAATAACTTCATGTATTTGTCTTGTGGCATTGCCTTCAGCTTAGGCAGATCACGCGGTTCAATTGGAATGAATAGATCCCAATCAGACATTAATGCGGTACGTACACCTACATCTGGATGAGTCCACTGAGTGTCACCATAGCGAGCACCAGAAGCCTGCATTTCCACAGATCCCATGTCATTGATGGTGAATGACTCACCTTCAATTTTTCCACGGTTCACAACAGTTTTAAGCAGTCGTGATTCGTTTTGCTGTGCCGCAACGTCGTATGTGTCATGGAACTGTTGAACAAACGCCGCTGTGATTTTGTTTTGGTTAGCCATTGGCTAAATCCCCCTTATTGATATTGCTTCGCATAAGCCTGTTCAACCTGTGCATAGACGCGTTTATGGTCTGGATGCTTGTCGTTCAAGTAGGCTTCCGACATCATTAATTGTTGAACTGATTCACCAACGTTTTGCTGTGTGTTAGAAGGTGGTAAATCTTCCTGAATATGCTTACCAATAGCGGCCGCTAGCTTTAACGCACCGATTGGCGAGTCTAGATCCGAAGCCTGAAAACCTAATGCTTCAATGGCCTGTTTGGCCAAGTTCACATTTGCGCCAAAGTCATTACCCCATTCTTCCTGCAGGGCTTCCATCTGAACGGATTGATGCTGTTCATAAGCTTTAACGACTGCTTCAACTTGCTTATTGGTCATACCTTCAGCATGGAATGATTCCAACACTTCAGCGTTATCCGCTTTAAAAGCATCAAAATCGAAGCCATCAATTTCAACTGAATAAGCATCGGCAGACTCTGGTACCGCTTTTGCTGGATCTGTTTCAGTTGTTTGCGTTTCTTGCTCACCAGGGCTCTGCTGTGTTGTCTCAGTACCCGGCACCGTTTGCGTTTCTGTTCCTGCAGGTGGTGTTGTAGTGTGAGTTTGTTCAGTTGTTTGAACGTCTGGTGTGTCTGTTGTCTGTTGTTCATTCATTGTTTTGCTCCATGTGTGCTAGTTCTAGGCTCTCGTCATAGCGAGGGTCGTTTGCTGTGTTAATTCGGTTGATAATGAAGTCCACGACTTCGGCACGGCCCAAACGGCGGCATGTCTCACGTTCGTTGTCAGTGAAAGCATTGCGTTTAAACCGCACGGTGAGTTCTTCTAAAATTCGCTGGCCATTAACGTCCATATCGAAATGCATCTGATAGGTCAGCGCCGTTGGTTTTCGATGTGAACGCCATTTGACGTGGTGGCCAAAACCCAATTCGTCCTCTTGCTCTTGGACCAGTTCTTTAAATTCTTGATCAGGCTGGGCCTTAAGATCGGCAATATCCTGCTCCAATGCGAAAACCTGCCCTTGTAGTACCTCTGCTCGTTCCCACTCATGGTGCTTTTCATTGCGTAAAGTGCTGGATAAGGCTCTTTCCTTAAACAGCTCATTACCTAAGTCTTTTACCTTCTTTTCAGCCGCATAAAGCAAAGCGCAGGCAATCAGCGCAAGAATGGCCATCACCGCAAAACCTAAAATCATTGCATCACCTCACTGACCATTTGTGCTTCCAAGCCTTTACCCATGCCTTGAGTAAGGGCACCTGTCATCTGTTGTGCCATAGCCGCTTCTTGTTCCTGTGCTGCTGCCTGTTGTTGAGCCTGGGCTTTCTGTTCACGGTATGCCTGAAGTTCATCCGTGGTACGCATAATTGAAGTTGGTGCACCTAGACCAGCTGCTAATACTTGCGGTACTGCATCAAGATTGATGTTGTCCAGTGCATCCGGAGCGACTTCAATAATTGATCCAAGTGAAGCCATTAGACGTTCAATACTGGCCACTTCCTCAAGCTTTTGAGCACGTGCCAGTGGTGAAATAAACTTGAATGAAAGATTACGACCCTGTAGATCCTCTGGTGCTTCGCCTAATGCTTCTGCCCGATATGCCAGACCAAAAGCACGATCAAGGATAGGAACCAGTAATTCAGCTTGTGCACGGCCATATAACGGCCCGAGCTGCTGCCGGATCATATCGACACGTGCATAAATCTCTGCGGCCGTAGGTGGTGTGTTGTAATGCTGCTGCAGGCTGTCCGCCATCAACTTACGGCGGATGCTGGACTGAATCCGATCTAACAGCGGATCTGCGACCTGAAAGCCTTTTCCACTATCCAGGCGCTTCATTGAATCCACCTTTCCTGCAGTAACGATCTTGCCGCCACCGATACGCACAGTACGTGGGTTTAAAATGCCGTCATCTTCAGCAATCCAGAAACCAAGTACATCAATCTCAGCACTGCGTAAGGTGTCACGCATCAAAGCATTGGCTGATTTGGCATCTGGTAACGCTGTAGACATGATGCCGATTCCGTACACGCTGCCCGGGATCTTTCTAAAACGTGGTACCGCACATGGGAACTCGTTATAACCAGATTCCTTTAGGATATTTTTTCCATCCACTTCCACGTGATATGAAGCAAACGGCATATTCTTTGGCAGCAATACACGGTTGGTCATTGATGCTTTGACCTTGCGTGGTTCGATCACATGCACAACCTTGAAACGATCATCTGGACGTGTCAGGTAAGTGTTACGTACTGCATCACTTACTTTGTGTTCACCAAACTCACTGACCAGCTGTGCAGCGGTTTTGGTGTATTCGCGATAAATCGTATCTACTTGCCCATCTGGACGTGTAGAAGCAATAAAGCACTCACCGATTGGCCAGCACTGGTATGTGAAGCCACCGCCTTTTTCACGGTCAATGTCTTGATAGATCACACCCCAACCAGCAACGGCGAAATCAATGATCATGTCGTAGATTTCACTGTCAAAGTTTGCGCCGTGGATATTGCGGAATAAGAACTGTGCGACCTGTTCAAGCCAGTGTTCACCTGGTGTAAGTTCGGCTTGATCGTCCATACCATCAGGCACAGCTTTAAACCAGATCGCGTTTGCAGGTGTGGTACCTGCAATCAGGTTAGATACAAAGATCAGGATTGATTCGGCAGCAGTAGAATCCAGCAAATCAGCACGCTGTTTCTCTCTGGTGCCTTCGGAACCTGAACTACCACTAAAACACTGTTGGCGCTCAGGTGCTCCGTACTTGTAGCATTCAGTCCAGTGGGCTTCATATTTGGCACGTTCTGCCCGAAGCTCACCTAACCGTTTGCAAATTTGACTTGCTCGATCACTCATGCCTTAACCGCCTAGTGTTGATTTCTTTTCATCATCAGATGCAGAAGAAAGCACTTCAGATGCCTTACGCTTTTTACGTGTGGCAATCTCTGCATTTTCTGCTGTCTGTGCCTCTGCTCGGGCTTTGGCTTCTGCTGCCTGAGCGTCATAGCCTTTGGATGCTGCCTTGGTATCAGTCAGGCCAATGGCATCCGTTACGGTGCTAATGGCCTTACCTATGAATCCACCGCACATGGTTAGTACTCCTCGGTGATCCAACCGTTAGGGCCTACAACTTGGCGCGTGCGCTTTGCTGTTGGGTCGGTAGGTGCATTGGATGTAGGTGCATGCTGTGTAGCTGGTTGAGCTGATTCACCTTTGGTTTTGCGCCATTGAAGGAATTCTTCATATTCCTTTTTAGCTGCCAGTTCTTCTGCAGTTGGTTCAACTAGTGCACCTAGTGAACTAGTTTCATTAGTAGACTGGTCTTGT